GGAGGGAAGACAGGATAATCGGCCCCCCCAAGTGCATATTGCCTGCACTTGAGTAATCCGGTCCTGACAGAGCTGAAACATGCTCACTATCTTTTAATCCTACCGCAACTTCAGCCATGTTGGGGGTTACCCTCAACTGAAGGGCAAATAGGAGTGCGTTGGAGGAATTAGTCCCTACTTCTAGGGAACCTTTAGGTGACGAGCCTAAAGGTGAGATAGGTCATGCCCCTCATCCTTTTCAAAACACATTTGGAACACTTGGTTCCTCGACCGCCGGCACCTCCCCTCACCAGAAGAGGGCCAGTGATGCCCAGATCACTCTGGACATATGGATAACGGATCCTTACCTATCCGAGGGATTCGAAAAGAAGGTCGAGATGGACGTAGTGGTAACAGGTACCTCTAGGCGTCTTCACTTATCAAATATCTGGTAAGCCATTACCTCACCAACAATAGGTGACAGTGGAGAAGACGTAGACTAAAGGACCCGGCCACCCTAATCCACCTCTAGTTCCTTTGGATAAGGAGCAGAAACCGGACGGACACGAGGGATCCCTTCCGGAATCCCAAGGCCAAATGTATTTGAACCTCGGACTCGGATTTGCTTCCATAGGCGGTAGAGGTCAGTAAAACGAGGTTCCAGTTCACGTTCACGGGCTCGGGTGAGCTCCGTGATTGTTAACGGGATTCGTGCTACTGAATTCTCTAGCATACGTATCGATTGATACATAACGGCAGAAATCTGCCGCGCCTGAAGCGAAATTCCGAGCCGATTAAAATGAGTTATGGTATCCCGGACTACCTGAATCCGCCTCTCTACAGTCACCAACTCAGCGTTGGTCTTGGTTAAAATAGACTGGATCACAGGATCAGTAGATGATGTGTACTCTGAAAAGAACACATCGCTACATCGACGATCACAGACCTCCTCACACTGGTTGGTTAACTCCACAAGGGAGTCCATCCAGGGAGTGACCCATGTCGAAGCCTCTTCCCCCCACATTTGAGGGAGAGAGGGACCACGAGAGCCAACCCACTCTAGCCAATTAGACTTAGAGAAAGCAGTTTTAGAATCGGGATGGGTAATGATGACTACGAGCGCCGCGAGCCGAGTGGGAAAAGTTTCCCAAGTCGACCCGAGACGGGACATATTCTTCATCCCTACCCCGAATGCTGCCATTGCCTGAGATAATGAGGGTGTCCATCCCAGAGCTAACCATTGGCACATTGCGACGCATGCGCTCAGCGATTGCTGAGACATGAGCCACAAGTTCCAAGGTAGCCCTGAGACGTCCACACCTGCGCGGTAAAATCTTTTCGCAAATTCACCTGATCTATTGGTACTGATCAGGGATTTTGCTAATCCGATTTCAACGCCCAGGATCTCCATCACCCTCAGGTAGTGTTTCGCGACATCCTCGTTGCCAATGATGATGTCGTCACCAAGGACAGCGTAGTCCCGGAACCACCCATCTATACCTGCTCTAAAGGCAGCAAACTGCACGATCGCGTGATGCGTCAACGCTAACATCGCCCAAGACGAGTAAGCCCCCATTGGCTGGCCGACAGCGTACCGATACCGAGCCGACTCGTTGTAAAGACGAATCGGATCGGTCGGCCTGTCTCTGACCGAAGGTAGAATCGCGTATTCGCGATCTACCAGCAGGGACTTCCACGCCTGAGCGAAGTTGGGATTGAACATCACCGCCAGGATCGACTGTTGGACCAGCACAGGTAATCTATCCGTCGCTGCAGACAAATCGAAACTTGCTAAATACCCAGAGCGGGAACGCTTCATCAACGCCTTAACAGGCTTATGTTGATCAAACGTCCCGTCCTGAGGTATTTCCCTTAGCAAGTCAAAGATAGTATCATGCAGTGGCTTTAGTGCCACCTGAGTCCAATAATCGACCATGGCAAACACCCTGACCTTACCTGCGGCCTCTAACTTGGTTGCCAATCTCCCAGCGAATGGATACCCGGTTGCATCGTATGACGCAACCGTTTCCATCTTTCGCCAAAGAGATTGGGTCCCCTCGTACTGATCGCAGTAATGCAGGTACCACGGAAGACTCTCACCCCAATTGGGAGGGGGAGAGCAGCCCTTATGCTTAGGGCCTGGTACGTGCATTGCTCCGGTCACCCAAACGTAGGCAGCCCAAGCCCTTGCGGAAAACGAACTTTGCAATGGCTTGGAACATGCCCCGCTCTGGGCGATGCCGAGGAGGTCAGGTGCAGGTAACCTTGCAGGATTCATCCCTTTGTAACACTCATCAGTAACCGATTGCAGCCCTTTGAAGAAATGGTTGGATAACCAGGTCTCCCAGGAAGAAACAAAAGCAACTGATAAGTGCACTCCAGGACGAGTAATGGTCGAGGTATTCACGTCTGCCGGGTACTTCAGTACCCGGTACAGACCGAAGAGACTCAACCACAGCCGTAAAAGTTGGTTATCCCCGCGACGTATCCGCAGCCGGTGAGCTTTAGGAATAATCCTTGGCAAACCGCTACGAGATAGCGCCACGAAGGCCCCAACGTCACGACTGTCCGACTTCGGAGAGCCACCAGTACTTGTCATAAGACAAATATTGGCCGCTTTTAGCCACAGGACCAGACCCTTCTGGCCCCGAGACCGATGCAATCGGATCACTACCTTAGTAAAAGTATAGATGGATCTGAGCCTATCTCTCGTCATTCCTCCGACTGCTAACCGGGCAATGCTTACGCATAACCCGATTAGCCGTTGCTGAGTCGTTAGACTCAGCCGCCTAGTCAAGCGTGCTGCACCTCTTATCTTTCCTTGGCGAGTCATCGTCAAGAGACGGACAAGTAGGTTTAGCATGATTAATTTCTTTTGGAATTAATCCGTTTGACCGCTCGGTATGCTTCCAATTGGAAGGGCCGTAGGCGCCCCTGAGGCGGGGGTCAGTGGATTAGACTGAGAGAGTCTCTGTAAAGCAGAATCCACATCTAGGTGAATCACCCCGATTCACCCTTATAGGCTAAGTGTAGCGACACTGATTTAAGGAGGCGACATCCTCCATACCAAAAGGGCTCGTCATTCGATCCCCTAAATGCGAATCTCTTCCAGGAGACTCGAGGTGCACAGAGAGCACCACCTCACCGGGGGTGACCCAACTTCAAATCGGAGCTGTACCCAGGTACACAACAGACCCACTCGCCGGTATTGATTTCCGGTTGAATGGAGGCGATCAGGCGATCCCTCCCGAAGGAAACCTGTTGCTCCTGGGACCTCACTTGCAAAAGCATGCTCATGGCAAACTAATGCCGAAAGGAAGGGGCCC